GACTTCGACACTATCATCTCTCGCTTGGATAAGCAAGGTTCTATCGAGGAGAACGTAATCTTCGTTAACCGTGACTTCTCTTTCGACATCGATGATATGCTGGCTACCTTGAACGGTTTCAATGGTACCGGTGTTGCTCAGTCTGCTTCCTTCGGTCTGTTCGATAACGATACCGATATGGCATTGAACCTTGGATTCAGCGGTTTCCGCCGTGGTTATGACTTCTATAAGTCTGACTGGAAATACCTGAACGATCCTACAATGCGTGGTGGTCTGCCTACAGCTGCTACCGCTACTGGTACCGTAACTGGTCTGTTGGTTCCTGCTGGTTCCACTACCGTGTACGATCAGATCCTCGGAAAGAACGCTAAGCGTCCGTTCCTGCACGTTCGTTATCGTGCCACTGAGGCTGAAGACCGCCGCTATAAGACTTGGATTACAGGTTCTGCGGGTGGTGCTCAGACTAGCGACCTCGATGCAATGGAAGTCAACTTCCTGTCCGAGCGTTGTGTGTGTACCTTGGGTGCTAACAACTTCGTGTTGTTCCGCTACGGTTCTTAATCCTAACAGGAAAATCAAAAGGAGTGGAGTGTCTTCAAGGACACTCCCTCCTTTCTTTTAACAAATTAAATCTTATCAAATGAAAAGCAAATTGCAACCTGCCGATCGAATTTACAAGCTTAAAAACGACGCAGCTCCCCTCTCTTTTACCTTACCCTCAAGAAATACCAGAAGATTCCCCTTGCTGTGGTATGATGAGGAGAACAACGTAAACCGCCCACTCAGATACGCAATCAACCAGAAGTCCCCATTTGAGGACGAACAGGATGGTAACGTTATCGTGGAGCCTATCATATTTGAAAACGGATTCCTTAGAGTCGCTAAGAATAATCCTGTTCTTCAGCAGTTCCTTTACTACCACCCATTAAATGGTCGATCCTTCGAAGAGGTTGATTATGAGAAAGATGCAGCAAGAGTTGTAGAGGATTTGACCGCTGAGGTGGATGCTCTTATTCAGGCTAGAGACCTTGCTATTGAGCAGCTTGAGACAGTTTACAGAGTCATGATGGGCAAGGACCCGTCTCGTGTTACTACCGCTGAACTGCGTAGGGATGTGCTTATTTATGCAAAGCGAGAGCCTCAATCCTTCCTGAACCTGCTGAACGATCCGATGCTTAAGCTCGAGTCTAACGTGCACATTTTCTTTGAGAAGAAGGTGCTATCGTTTAGAAATGGTCAGAAGGAGGTATGGTTTAATACCACGACAAATAAAAAGAAGATGCTATCTGTGCCATATGGAGAGGACCCCTACCACACGGTGGCTATGTTCTTAAGATCTGACGAAGGTCTTGACGCCTTGAAGATGCTAGAAAATAGCATATCTTAGCTGTTGGTTGTTGGTTTTGTTATATAGAGAAGGGGGTGTATAATGCACCCTCTTTTTTGTTTATCTTTGTAAAAAGGATGTAAATGATAAACTCGGTTAGAAATACCGTATTGTCGATACTGAACAAGAATAACTACGGCTACATCTCTCCGTCAGACTTTAACCTTTTTGCTAAGCAGGCTCAGTTAGAGATATTCGAAGAGTACTTCAGCAACTACAATAAGGTTATTAATATGGAGAACGCCCGGATGTCTGGCTCTGGGTATGCGGCTTTGCGCAAGCCTATTGAGGAGGCGTTGGAGGTTTTTTATGAGATAAACTTCTTGAGCCAGTCGGCGGCTAATGAGTACTTTCTCCCATCTCCAACAACAACAAACGACGAGTACTACATGATTGACAAGGTGTTATGTTATCCAATAATACTGGAGACAGGCACCAATACTGCTTTGTCGTTAAACTTTTTGTCAGACTCTACAGCTACATTCCAGACGGCAGGTGTATCGGTTGGGGATATTGTTGTTAATATAACTACAGGTGATATAGCTAGGGTTGTGGTTGTTACAAGCCAGACCGCCCTACAGCTTACGTCTAACATATTCACCCTTCTTGGAACTCCATATGCTGTAATTGATTCTTCTGTTTTCAAGCAAGCAGACAGGGTTTCTCAGACCAAGATAACAATGCTGTTGAATTCAAATCTTACATCCCCGAACACTTTGTTCCCTTCATATACTCAGCAGTCTGACCTGATGACTATATATCCTGCAAGCCTTTCAACCAAGGGGCAAGTTCAGGCGCACTATTTCAGATTGCCAAAAGAACCGAAGTGGACATACGTAACTCTTGTTGGCGGGTCTCCTGTATTCGACCAGACTCAGCCAGACTATCAAGACTTTGAATTGCCTTTGGAGGATGAGTATAAGCTAGTTACAAAGATTCTTGAGTATGCTGGTATGTCTATCCGAGAGACAGTGGTTGTTCAGTTTGGTATGACACAGGAGCAGATGCAACAGCAGCAATAAAAATAAATAGATGGCATACATATCTCAATATCAGTATTACGACAACTCTGGTAACCCACCGCAGAATGCCAATTGGGGATCTTATCAGTACGTTAGTCTGGAGGATATCGTGAATAACTTCATGCTGATGTATTTTGGCAACCACTCATTGATAAATAATGAGGATAGATACAAGGTATTGTTTCATGCCAAGAGAGCTATACAGGAACTGAACTATGATGCGTTCAAGGAAGTTAAGGTATTGGAATTAACCGTTGGATATAATCTAATCTATGTACTACCATCAGACTACGTCAACTGGGTCCGCATCTCTCTATACAGAGATGGCTACCTCCGTCCTTTGTCCGAAAACATTCAGGCACTTTCTTCAAACGCCTACCTGCAAGACAACAACGCTAACATATTATTCGATCAGAACGGTAACATACTCCAGCCCCAGTACTCTGACATCGACTTCGATAGACTGAAGGGAACAAAGAAGAGTATATACTTGAACCCCGGTGGTCCATACGATGGGCAGGCTGGTTGGAATCTGAATGGGCTGTGGTACTTTGATGCTCAGTTCGGTGAGCGCTATGGTCTTAATACAGAGACTGCTAACTTCAATCCAACATTTAATGTTGACAGAAAGTCTGGGGTCATCAACTTCTCTTCAGAGATGAGAGACCAGCAGTGCATACTTGAGTATGTTTCTGATGGGATGGAGAATGGGGATGATTCATTGGTTACCGTCAATAAGCTTTTTGAGAAATACATCTACGCATATATTCAGTATGAGATACTAAACTCTAAGCTTGGTGTTCAGGAATACATAGTAGCTAGAGCTAGAAAAGAAAAGTCAGCCCTTCTGAGAAATGCGAAGATTAGAATAAGCAACATCCATCCGGGTCGTCTGTTGATGAATCTGCGTGGCTTAGACAAGATGATTAAATAATTATGCCTAATCTAACTAGGAACTTCACTGCGGGTAAGATGAACAAAGTCGTAGACGAGCGGCTTGTTCCAAATGGAGAGTACATCGATGCGATGAACGTCCGCATGGGATCTACCGAGATGTCTGAGATCGGTGTGGTAGAGAACACGAAAGGCAACCTTCCATTAACTCAATTAAGGTACACTGATGGGACCCTGCTTAGCACGGATGCAAGATGCATTGGTGTTTTAGAGGACGGTTCTAGAGAGACAATATATTGGTTTGTTCACGACTCTAACTTTCCTGTTGGAGCCACTGGCAAACTAGATATGATTGTTTCTTACAATACGGAGACTAATACATTAATATACCATGTTATCAGTATTGATGATGGTGGTGGTGTTAATACCACGCTCAACTTTAACCCCGCCTACCTTATTACAGGCGTTGACCTAGTAGACAACCTCCTGTTATTTACAGACGACTACAACCCTCCTAGGAAAATAAATATCAATACTGGATACCAGAACCCATTTGCAAACGTAGATCAGTTCAGTGCAGAATCCATATTGGTTATTAAGAAGCCACCTGTCGAGGCTCCATCTGTTCAAGAGATTCTGACTAGCGGTCAAGAGAACTTCATGGAGGATAGGTTCCTGTGCTTTGCTTATAGGTATAGGTATGAGGATAATGAGTATTCAGCCACGTCACAATTCTCAGCTCCAGTATTCCTTCCTAACCCTTTCGACTTTGATATAAGCAGCTATCTTAATGATGGTATGGTTAACAAAGCCAATACCGCTATCATTACTTATAACACTGGCGGACCACTGGTCAGAGGAATCGACTTGTTATTTAAGGATGCTTCATCAAATTCAATAAAAGTAATTGAGAAGCTAGATAAGGCTGAGCTAGGTCTTGTAGACAACACAAACTATACATACACATTTTCTAACAGCAAGATATTTACGGTACTTCCGGAATCTGAAATCCTTAGACTATACGACAACGTCCCTAGGTTTGCGAAGGCTCAAACAATTATGGGCAACAGGTTGATGTATGGAAACTATGTAGATGGGTATAACCTAATAGACAAGGACAACAATCCGGTAAAGTTTGAATATAGGACTGAGCTGATAACTGAAGTAATCGGGAACACGAATCTGACAGATACTACTTCTACAGGGACCTATAGTATTGACGGACCTCAGACTATTGCTAACAGCGTCCTAGAGGTAGACCTAACCGGAGTAAGTTTGGATCAGGGTTCTGCATTTAATATCGAGGTTAGATTAAGTCATGCGGATTTTAGTGGGTCGACTCCACCCCCAACTCAAACATCTCAGAACATAGATGTAGTGTTTTCATTTTCTTTGGCTACAAACTATTCGTCTGTTTATCAGATGGCTACTAGTACTGAGTTCTTGGATGTGGTTGGTACGGTTGCTAATATCAAGCCAGTATACGCTGTACCCCCAATCCAGACATCTTGCGATGGAACAACATTTACTGATCAGGTGAACTGTGCGCTTCCTAATAATCTTGGATCGTTGCAGAAGTTTGGTAGTGGGATAGCTGGTCAGGGTGAACCTATCCTAGTCCTGTCATCGCCTAGCAGTAACATTATTAGCTTCCAGTTCCCGGCAATGAGATACGTTGACAATGTAACAACGCCTACATTTAACGTATACGAATACTACGAAATTATATTTGCTCAGGCTACATTTCAAGAGATAGAGAATCCAAGAAGCCTTCACAGCAATCGTGGATACGAGATAGGTATTGTTTATATGGACGAGTTCAACAGAGCTACAACAGCTTTGGTTAGTCCGAACAATACAGAGCACGTCCCCTGCGGGTTCGCTGAAAATAAGAACAGTATTAGGGTTACGATACCTACAGCTCAAAGGGCTCCAGAGTGGGCTACTAGATATAAGTTTGTAATAAAAGCTGATAAGGAAAACTACGAGACCATATACAGCAACCTGTATTTTGCAGACCCTGACAGCAACCAGTACTACTTCATGCTAGAGGGTGAGAACTCTAGGAAGGTTGAGGTGGGAGATAGGCTCATAGTAAAGTCGGATAGCGATGGTCCTACTCAAAGCTGTGTGTACACTACAGTGCTAGAGAAAGAGGCTAAGCCTTCTGGATTTATAACTCCATTTACCGGAGCTAATGTTCCAAGTGGGGTTTACATGAAACTGAACCCTAATAACTTTACAGCGATACAGGATCCAGATGCAATAATCGCTCCGGGTATACTAAGAGATGGCACCCTTAGTCCATATACTGGACCGCTTGTCAAGTATCCAATGAATCAGGAGGACCCAGCAAACCCGGGTAACTATCTTGATTATGATATACCTGCTGGTAGTAGGATAAAGATGTATATAAAAACGGAGCGACTTGGCACTGGTGATGGTAACAATCCGTGTGAAAAAAGAATATACACACTAGACGTAACATTAGTTTCTTCAGCCGACTACGACAACATGTATGACTGGTTTATTGGTGATAACGTAGACCTTATACTTGATGATGGCATCAGCGAGGTTGGAGGCAATGCATGTCCTGTTGGGACACAGTTTGATCCGACGCTTGCTCCGACGGATACGTCTGTGGGGGGAACTGACTTCTGCTTTAACTACTTTAGATTTTATAGAAACACAACAACACAACAGTTGCTTTTTTTGTGCAGAGCAACAAAGGGGTGCTCTGGTATTTTTGCTGAAAGAAAGAGGAGGTCTAACATAGAGGTAAGCTTCGAGGTGTTCAGAGCTGAGACCACATTGATATTCGAGACAGAGCCAAGCGATGCGCTTCCTGATGTTTGGTACGAAAACAACCTTTCTTTTGAAATCGATCAGTCAACTGGAGATCACTTTGGTAACGTTCAGAATCAAGACATTGCACTTGGTATACCAGCTATTATAGATACTGAATTCTTCAACTGCTTCTCTTTTGGTAATGGAGCTGAGAGTTACAGAATCAGGGACTCCATTGTTGGTAAGACATTTAACTTAGGAAACAGAGTAACTACTACCGCTGCTCAAGACTACAAGGAGGCTGACAGATTTGCCGACATGACATACAGCGGTGTTTACAATGACGAGAGTAATGTAAATAAGCTGAATGAGTTTAACCTAGGTCTATTTAACTATAAGCCGCTTGAGGATTCTTTTGGACCAATATATAGAATGGATGGCAGGGAGACAGATGTTCTGGTCCTTCAGGAGGATAAGATATCATACGTTCTGGCTGGCAAGAACTTGCTATCCGATGCTGCTGCGGGCGGTGTGATTACGTCAGTACCAGAGGTGCTAGGGACTCAGATTGCAAGAGTTGAAAAGTATGGTATTAGTTTCCATCCAGAGAGCTATGTTCAGTGGGGATATGATAGATACTTTACAGACGCTAAGAGGGGCGCAGTAATTCAGCTTAAGGGTAACTCATACAGCAACGATCAGTTGGTGGTTATATCCGAGATGGGTATGCGTACTTGGTTCAGGGATGACTTCATACTTTCATTAAACAAGCAGAAGCTTGGAGGGTATGACCCATACATGAACGAGTATGTTCTTAACTCAAACAACATTAATATCCCATCACCAACAGAGTGCTCTCCTTGCGGAAGAAGTCAGACAATAACAATACAGCCCGATGAGGTATATAACTATTGCGTTGAGGTTGGTAACTATATTGGAAATGTAACCATCACGTATAGTCCGGTTGGGTCTGCTCAGTTTTCTGTAAGCGCAACATACAACGCTGTCACTGTAACAAGCGGAACTGTTACTACCGCAGGCACACTCACCGTCAATAAAAACCTGAACAACAACACCGTCATTGATGTGGCTTTGTATTCTCTTAATGGGGCTACATTGCAGGTTAATGTTGGATGTCCAGCGGCAACTCCCCTAACAGTTATTGAGGTGTGCGTAACGAATAATAGCGAGGCTGGGCTGTTTGTGCATAACGAGTATAGGTATATTGCTGGCACATTCGTCTCCCCATTAAGTTCGGCTCTTGTAACTTTTGCAAGTGGCACAGCAAATCCATTGGTGTCTAGATATAATACCATAACTGGATTCCCGGGCATTGGAAGTATCCCTGTTCCGGGCGCTCAGATGAGGCTTATATGTAACAAGTTCGGGTTTGATACATTTGATTTCAATCCTGCTACGGATAAGTTCAGGTACTTAAGGACTAACACGGTATATCCAAACAACCCTGCGTCTATTCAGTCATTGATTGCGGCT